TGAATTAATGAACAAATTAAAAAATATATTATAATGCAAATCAAAGGACAAGTGGTAGCAATTCTACCTTTAGAATCAGGAATCACCAAAGCAGGTAAAGACTGGCAAAAACTCACTATTGTAATTGAGTTTAGCGAAGGCAATTACCAAAAAAAGTTAGCACTAAGCGCAAGTAAATCGGAGTTAATTCAGACCCTTCAAAACCTTAAGCAAGGCGATTCAATAACCGCATCAATAAATCTGGAGAGCCGTGAGTTCAACGGGAAATGGTTTAATTCGGTAAATGTTTGGAAGGTGGTTTTAGGGTAGTAAAATTTACGGATATGGCAATAGATAAAATGAAAACGTATGAAGTTGGTGGGGTTTCACCAGAACTTAATTTAATGAAAAAGGTTAACGAATTAATTGAAGAAATAAACAGATTAACCAAGAAAGTAAAAGAGTTGGAAGAACGCAAGTAATTTTTATTTCATATAACGTTTCGCAGCTACCAGAAGGGCGGGATTTAGGAAGATAAACTTTCAATAACAACAAAATTATGATAGAAGAAAAAAACACCAATGAACCACAGAACCCCGCCTTTTTGGTAGGTGCTGTTAGCGGCTGTATTAAAAAGACTTCTTGGAGGGGTGAAAAATGTTTTCATTGTGAAACATCTAATAATACAGAGCGAATGGGTGTCAGAATTAACGGAAGCGAAGAGTGGAAATGCTTTGATTGTGGTAGATGGTTTGTGCTGTCGGAATATAGCCGCTAACAATTCGCTATACGCAACTCACTTGGAAGGTAGTTTTAGGGTAGTTTTGTATTTTTTCTCTTTGATTATTAGCACTTTAAAAAATAATTTTAAAATATCTTTGAAAAAGTTTACAGATTCAAAATAAGGCTGTATATTTGTATAAGAAATTAAAACAACAACAAAATGAACACAATAGAAAATTTAAACAAAGAATACAAAAAAATATCAAAAAGATATTTTGAATTAGAAGAAAAAGCGTTTAGAACTTTTGAAGAGCAAACTGAAATAGATAAAATAGAGGTTAGAATGGCTGAAATATCAAAAATCTTAGAAAACGCTTAGAATGAAAAAATTAATTGAAATAATAAATACAGACAAAACGGAGAATGTTTTAAACAAACTCCGTTTAGGTGATGTAAAAATAGGTCAAAGATTTAGGTTCACTAAAGATGGTTTGGTTTATATAAAAGATACAGAGCAAGGAATGAATTTGCAATCAAGTTATTGCCATACCGAAAAAAAGATTAAAACTCGTGGATATGGTTATGAAAAGGAAAGGCATACATTGAGAGAGCAAAAATCTTTTATATACGAGATTTTACCCGATATAATTAAGCAAGGTGGTAAGCGTGAAGGGTCGGGTGCTAAACCTAAATACAATGAACCGACAAAAACTATTGCTTTTCGCTGCCCATTGTCAAAAGTTGATGAACTGAAAGTTGTTGTTAAGTCTAAACTTTCGGAATGGTCGGTAAAATAGCACCTAACAATTCGCTATACGCAACTCACTTCGTAAAGCATCCTTAAAACAACAAATAAACGAATAAAAAAAATGACAACGCAAAAAAAAGCATTTATCGAATGGCTAAGCGCTAAGTATTCGATAAACTTCAAAGAAGAACTTAGAATCTGGAAAACTGAAACCGTAGACACCGACTATGTAAACGAGTTATTTGATATTGCTCTTATGGAGTTTGGACTTACCAGACATCAATTAGAAAGTGCGAATAGAAAAGCCGATATAATAGCAGTTAGGCACTATATGATGTACTTACTTGCTGACAAAGGCTGGTTTAGTTTACTTGCCATAAGTCGCAAGTTTGGAAGCCGCGACCATTCAACCGTAATTCACGCTAAGAATAAAATAGCCGATTTACTTCAAGTTAACGATGCGAGGACAATTAGCACTAAACAAAGATTTGATAAATACCTTAACACAATACAACAACAATGACATACCAAGAATTTTTACAAGGCAAAAGACATCTATTAGGGGAGTTTGGATTTGAACCAAATTACTTTCCTGATATAGCTTTTGACTTTCAAAATCATATAATTGAGAAAGCTATCAAAAAGGGCAGAATGGCAATATTTGCCGATACTGGGTTGGGTAAAACTTTAATTCAATTGGCAATAGCAAAAAACATCATTCAGCATACTAATAAAAAAGTATTGATATTAACTCCTTTAGCTGTTGCCTTTCAATTTATATTAGAAGCTGATAAACTTGGAATTGACGATATAGAATACTCTAAAGACGGAAAGCATACCAAAAAAATAGTTATATGTAATTATGAGCGTTTACACTATTTTAACTCACAAGATTTTGAAGGGGTTATTTTGGATGAAAGTTCAATACTTAAGAATTTTGACGGCAAAATAAAAAACCAAGTAAACTCTTTTGTAAAAAAGATTCCTTATAGATATTTAAGCACAGCAACCCCATCCCCGAATGATTTTATTGAATTAGGAACAAGTAGCGAGGCTTTGGGCTATATGGGCTATATGGATATGCTTACCAAGTTTTTTAAGAACAATCAAAATAGCGTAGATTCTAATAATAGAAACATTGGCGAAAAGTTTTACTTAAAACCTCACGGAGAAAAAGACTTTTTTGCTTGGGTTAATCAATGGGCTATTATGGTAAAAATGCCAAGTGATTTAGGGTTTTCAAATGATAGATACAATCTCCCTAATTTAGTTGTAAATAAGCACAAGGTGCAAAACCAAAGCCTTATAACTATTGACGGCCAAGTTCAAATGTTTACACCTATTGCCAAATCAATGACCGAAGTTAGACATGAGCAAAAGCAAACCGAGTTAAAAAGGTGCGAAAAGGCCGTAGAATTGTCTAATGGTAAGTTATCTGTTTATTGGTGCAATACTAACAATGAAAGCGCCCTACTCAAGTCAATGGATAAAGAAGCTATTGAAATAATAGGCAGTCAATCTATTGAGAAAAAAGAAGAAATACTTTTAGCCTTTGCCAATGGAGAAATAAAAAGGTTAATAACTAAAGCTAAAATGACGGGTATGGGATTAAATTGGCAACATTGTAATCATTCGGTTTTCTTCCCTACATGGAGTTATGAACAATACTACCAAGCTATAAGAAGGTTTTGGAGATTTGGACAAAAAAATGATGTAACTATTGACATGGTTATATCTGACGGCCAAACAAGGGTTATAGAAGCTTTAGAGCAAAAAACAGAAAAGGCAATCCAACTGCACAAATCATTGACAGAAAACGTAAACAACTCATTTAAAAACATAACAAAAGAATTTAACAAACCAATTTTAACACCAAAATTTTTATAACATGGAAAACAACGTAAAAGACCAATTACATACTGACAGATACTCAATTTATAATTCAGATTGTATGTTAGTAATGCCAACTATCCCAAATGAAAGCATTGACCTTTCTATTTATTCACCTCCTTTTGCAGGATTGTATAATTACAGCTCTAGCGAACATGATTTTAGCAATTGCGAAAGCAAAGAACAATTTTTAGTTCAATACGAATATTTGGTAAAAGAGATTTCAAGGGTAACCAAAGCTGGTAGAATTACTGCCGTACATTGCACGGATGTATTTGACAATACTTGTAGATTGTGGGATTTCCCTAATGAAATTATTAAAATACACGAAATGCACGGATTTGAATATAGAAACAGAATTACAATATGGAAAGAACCTTTAAAAGTTCGTATGCGTACAATGGTTCAATCGTTAATGCACAAATTTATAGTAGAAGATTCTACAAAGTGTTTTACCGCAATGCCTGATTACGTCTTAGTGTTTACAAAAAAAGGCGATAACCAAGTGCCGGTTATACATCCTTTTGGTATTAACACCTATGCAGGAGAAACACCAATTTTGCCAAACATTTTAAGAGCCTGGAACAATGCAAACGAAGCTAATTTAAATGAAGAACAACTTTGGGAGCACCTTAACAAGATTAATGAATCTGACAAAATAACTAAGTTAAATCATTATATCTGGCAGCGTTACGCCTCGAGCGTTTGGGATGACATTAGAATTGACAATGTTTTACCTTTTAGAGATTCAAAAGAAGAGGATGACGAAAAGCACGTACATCCGCTACAATTAGATGTAATTGATAGATTGGTGGAGTTATACTCTAATCCTGATGAAGTTGTTTTAACTCCGTTTATGGGTGTAGGTAGTGAGGTTTTTAGCCCTATTTCTTTAGGCCGAAAAGCGATAGGAATTGAATTAAAAGATAGTTACTATAAGCAAGCTATTTTAAATTTAAAAGAGGCTAATTCAAGATTTAAAGAAGAAAAACAAGTAACCCTATTTTAATATGCCACGCAAGAAGAAACCTTGTAAAGTATGCCAAAAGCCGTTTGAGCCGAAAAGGCGATTGCAGCAAGTTTGTTCGGTTGGATGCAGTTATGAGTTGGTTATGCAACTAAAAGCCAAGCAGCAAGCTAAAAACAACGCAATTTTGGAAGAAGCAAGGGAAACTACTTCCGACCTTAGACACAAACTCCAGACCGAGATAAACAAGTTAATCAGAGCGATTGATTATGGTCAGCCTTGTATCAGTTGCGGAGTTTTAAACCAACATATGGAAGCAGGACACTACCACCATAAGAGCAAGAATAGCGCAAGCGAATGCACTTTTCATCTTTGGAATCTATCAAGTCAATGTAAGTACTGCAATCGCTTTCAAAATGGTAATTTAATTAAGTACGGAATTAACATTGAGAAGATCTATGGCGAAGAAATTTACAACTTACTTCACGATCTCCCGACTATGTATCGTGGTTTAAATTGGAGTAAGGATGAACTCAAAGAATTTATCCGAGTAGCCAAACTCATCAACAAATCAATGCCAAAGCAGGAAGTTTACACCACAGAAAAAAGAATTGAACTAAGAAAAACATTTAACAACCAACTTAAAATTTATACAATATGAAAGCAACATCACAAAAGCAACAAATCATCCTACTTTTATTAGAGGGATGGACAGACCCTATCAGCGCATTTAAGCACGCAGGGACAATTAAACTAAGCACCAGAGTAGGAGAGTTAAGAGAACACTTTAACATTCTTCACAGAGAGAAGGTGACTGAATCTAAATTTGGCAAGCGAGTGCGGTACTTTGAATATAAAATTGTAAAGGATAAAAATGTGAAAAAAGCATTAGAGTTTTATAAATTAAATTAGTTATTTTTGTAATCGGGTTGCTTAGGCATAAGCGTAAAAGGGTCGCACGTTTCCTTTCCCAATTTTTTTTAACGTGCAAATTTAAAAACGTGAATTATGGCAAAAGACCCAGCATTTTTATTTTATACATCAGACTTCCTAACAGGAACTATGTTTATGACTAACGAGCAAGTAGGAATTTATATCAGATTACTTTGTTCACAACATCAGCACGGAGGAATAATTGATAAGGTTTCCTTTAATTCTTTAGTAGGCACTCACGAAGTAGTGAGGGTTAAATTTGAAGAAACCGAATCAGGTTTTTACAATATTAGACTAATGGAAGTTATGGGTGCAAGAAACGCAAAAAGTAACAATTTATCCTTAGCAGTTAAAAAGGTATGGGAAGAGCGAAAAAATGCAATTCCATTAAAAAGTGATGCAATTCCAATGCAATTGCATAAGAATTCTAAAGGAAAAGCAAAGAAAACGAATGCAATTCCTATGGAACTTGTAAATGAAAATGAAGTTATAGATTATTTTATATTAAATGGCTATAAAAAAGAAATAGCTATACGAGCATTTAACTATTATAACGAAGCAAATTGGCACGATGCATCTGGAAAAAAAGTTTTGAATTGGAAACAGAAAATGCAATCGGTTTGGTTTAAAGAAGAAAACAAGGCAAAAAAACAAGAAACGGAAACCGAGCGTAAGATTCGTGAATTTAAAGAAAGGGGTTTTTAATGAATGTAAAAATAATTGATTACAACGCTAAACGAAAAGAGTTTGAAGTATTCCATAAGACAGGCGGAGCGGGAATGAATTACGCAGGATTTGAGTGCTTAAATGGAGTGTTTCAGTTTGCTTTGGATGGCGTAACCGATATAACAGGAACTCCCGCAAGTGGTAAAACTGAGTTTGGACTTGAAATACTATTCTATCAATCAGAAGTATTTGGGTTAAGACATCTTCTTTATGCACCTGATATTGGAAGTTATAACGAAATTAGAAGAAAGCTAATAGTAAAGTATTATCGTAGAAGTTTTAGAGGCTACGAAAACTCAATTACTGATTTAGATTTAATAAACGCAACGGCTTGGATTGATACTTACTTTTTGATTGCAGGCAAAGAAGATGCTAAAAAACCACTTTCCCCTATTGACCTTTGGAATTTTACTTGCGAGTATGAAGATAAAAACGGAATTGTTAACACTTGCTTTATTGATAGTTGGAAAAACCTCTATCACGATATTCAAGGCAGGGAAGACCAATATTTGGATTATGTCTTAAGCTACCGAAACGAGTTAGCTGAATTAAAACAGAGGCACTTTATGACAATAGCCCATCCAAAGAACGTAGAATTTGATAAGGACACGAAGAAAAGGCGAATACCAGATGCAAACGATATAAGCGGTGGCGCAAGTTGGTATAGGAACGGCAAGGTAATTTGCTCGGTAGATTGGCCAAATAAAGAGAAAAACGATACAGATGTTTATTTCTCTAAAATCAAACCCGACACAATTGGAAAGGCTAAACCTTTGATTGGATTTTTAGAATTTGATTGGAGAAAATCCCGATACAGAGAAACCTTAGAAAGTAAAATCTGCTATGCAGGAGAAGGAAAAAAGCTAAGAGAAGCGGGAGAATTTATAGGATTTGCAAGTGAAACTAAAACACCATTCTAATGGAAAATATAAACGTATTAAGCCTATTTGACGGAATGAGTTGCGGTCAGCAGGCACTTGAAAGAGTTGGAATAAAAGTAAATAATTACTTTGCAAGCGAGATTGATAAGTACGCAATCCAAGTAACTCAAAAAAACTTTCCTAATACTATCCAATTGGGTAGTGTATTAGATGTTGACGGTTATAAGTTGCCAAAGATTGATTTACTTATGGGTGGTTCGCCTTGTCAAAGTTTCTCTTTTGCAGGTAAACGCAAAGGAATGAGTACTAAATGCGAAACTGAGATTTTGACCTTAGAACACTATTTACAATTAAAGTCAGAAGATTACGAATTTGAAGGACAATCTTACCTGTTTTGGGAATTTATGAGAATTTTAAACGAAGTTAAACCAAAATATTTTTTACTTGAAAATGTGGAAATGGGGGAAAAGTGGGAAAAGGTATTAAGTAAAGCTATCGGGGTAAACGGTATTCATATTAATTCTGCTTTGGTTTCGGCTCAAAATCGCAAACGTATCTATTGGACTAATATAGGAATGCAACCAATGGGATTATTTGGTTATCCAGAAAGCATTATTCAACAACCAAAAGACAGAGGTATTTTACTTAAAGATATTTTGGAAAGTCAAGTTGATGAAAAGTATTTTTTGAGCAAAAGAATGATAAACTCATTTAAGATAAAAACACAGCATTTTAAAGATAATGGAGGTGGATTCTGTTTTAAACCAAGTGATGGGAATAACAAAGGTAGAACGTTAACAAATCCAGGCAAAAATAGAATGGATGATAACTTTATAGTCCACAACACAATGCCAAGAAGCGGAAATCCAAAACAAGGTGGAACAGGTCATTTAAGCCGTAATGACGGAAAAACTTATTGTTTAGATACGGGAAATACAAATGCGGTTGAAATAGTGGCAATGAGGGGGAGAACTGAAAATAAAGGTCAAGATTGGCATAATAGCAATCATATTCAAAAATTAGAAAGTCGAAA